CTCCTAGGTAATTTTATAGTTTACGTATCTTTCTATCAGAGCTTTTGAGACTCTTGGATCAGTTTGCGCTGCTGCTAACTCATAAGCAAGCTTTATTTTGTAAGATAACCAAGCCGCGTGTGCATCTTCTGGGGTAGTATATAAACCTAAATGTTTTGCGCGACCGCAAACACTGATCTGAGCTTTGTATTTGTTTGCATGGCTATCCCAATATACTCCGATCGGAGTATTACCCCTCTGATTTTGTCGTTCTACAACAAACATGTTGACCTCGGGACTCACAAAAACACATGTATCAGGACCGTAAATTTTATTACCAGGAAACAGAATATCCTTGTCTATCTGCTTTCCTTCCCAGTCTTGAACCTCCATCCAAGCTTTGAAGTCCATTAATTTTCTAAATCTTTCATCTACAGTGCAACCTACGTAGCTTGGTTGCTTCTTCTGTCTAGAAGTATTATAACATCTTTCTATCATGTGTTTCCAAATTTGATGAAATGGGCAATGCCAAACCACCCTACTTTTCCCTTCAACCCTTTCATATTTAAACACATTATAATCTGAGTCATTAAGCCCAAATCCATACACCAATTTGTTTCTAGGTTTAAGAATCATCCTATTTATCTTTCTCCTCACTGTCTATAAAGAATTTACACCCACTCTCGTTCATATCTTTACAGGCTACAATCATGCATAAATAACTCTGATATTTTACAAGAGGGGTTTGTAGGTAGCGTTGACATTTGTGCTTCACGGTGCAGGATGTGCCTTCGCACATTACGACGTTTATAGCCATTCTGTAATGATACCTTCTTTGTGATTATTCTCAAGTTTTATCACTCTTAGTTGAAAACCTTCATACACTTTCCGATTAAAACTTTCTTCCTGTAAGTATCCTTTCATAACTGTCTTAGTAGCTTCAAGCTTACCTACTTGCCAAGCTCTGTGCGCATCGAATGTGTTATTAAAACATCCTAAAGGAATAACTTTTCCATAAAGTCTAACTCTTGCTGTATAAGGATTGTTTAATTCATTAATCATATCAGAACTTCTGGTTACCAGTGATACACCAAGCGGCATCGTCTTGTTTTTAATTTTTGGTGTATTAAAAAAGCTATTAATGTATATTGGTACAAATGCACAGGTATCAGGGCCGTAAATTTTATTACCGGGGATAATGATATCTTTATCAAGATGAAGACCTTCCCATTTCTGTTGTTGCATCCATGCTTTAAAATTACTGAATAATAACCAATCCTCCCTCACAGAACAACCCCTGTAAGTAGGTTTCTTTTCTAAATTCCCAGTTCTATAAACTCTTTGGATAACTCCTTCCCAGCGAGATAAATAGGGACAAGAAATCTTCTTTCCTTTAATAGTTTTTACTTTTGAATAACCAGAATCGTTTATTCCTACACCATATAAAAGTTTAATTTCACACCTCCCAAATACGTTTAATTGACCAACACAGTCTATGCCACAGAGAATAACTTTGCAAGGTTTCTAGGGTACTTTTCACCGCCAAAAGATCGGAATATTCTTGCTTTACACGCCTATCTACAGCCTCATTCACATCACGTTTGAATTTCTCTTGCGAACAACCGATAAGCTCAAGTAATTCTCTGTCAAAAGCTGCATACACTTCTCGATAAACACCATTGTCATTTGCCCACCAGAAACGTTCTACAGGGAGGTTATCAATCTGAATCTCTTGCTTGTCTAGCAGTGTTGATGATCCACGTACAGGAATTAAATCTTGCATTGGTGGATAATGGTATTGTGGAATTGTTCGCATGTCATAAGACTGGACAAGCTTCTTTTGTGCTGTGTACAGGGTTACTTGGTTCACTGGTTTTCTCCTGTGATGTGGCATACATTGCAATAGCAAAAAATAAGAAAGCAATTGTAATTAAAATAGCTGCCCAACGTTCATATATATTCTTGTTGTACGCCACAGGTCACAACCATCAGCGATTAATGCACAAAGGCAAGATAAACCAAATAATATGCATCCAATTGTCCATAAGGTTGTGATCATTTTACATAAGTCTCATAGAGATAGTTTTCCACTTCATAAGTAAACACCCTAACATTGGCCTCTTTAATCCACCTTGAACTACCAATAACCTTCCCATTACGTTGATAGCAAGTGATGCCGTGAGTACGTCCCACATCATTACCAATTGTGTAGGAATCTTCTTCAAGACTATTTATAACTTTTTCAAACTCTTGTTGGGTAACCTCTTTGAATTTCATTTATTCTTCCTCAATCCATTCAACAGTAACTTTAAAAGTTCCTTTCCAGAATCCCTCTTCTGATGGAATCTCAGACATCATGGGATTAAAACTTTCATCCCAAAGTTCAGAAAAGTCTCGATGAACATCTACAACACTTTCACCATCATAGCTTTCAGAAAATAAAACTTTACTCATTTACCAAACTCCTTTCTCAATTGTTCATATTGAATCCTGCGGGCTTGTTTCTCTTTATCCAATTTTTCAAGACCTTTCATGACAACTTCTGCATACTTTTCTTGCCAAGCTTTAAGGTCTTCCTCTTCATTTTGGATTCGAGAATCTAGCTCCTCCTCGTCTTCGTATCGGGTGTACTCAACCTCATAGTGACAGTCTTCATACCCTGTCCAATGGTAATTGAGATTCCAGGATTTAAATTTGCAATATTTATCTTTCAATTCTTTGAGATATTTACTGAGTTCTTCATAGTCTCCACAAGGCCACTCTGCATCCTCAGTAAAAGTAAGTAGCTTATACGAGCGATCCACTTTTGGTGGCTTATTAATATCAAAAATCATAATTCCACTCCCACAATCCTTAGTTTAAATTTATTCAATTCCCATTCATGATAAGGCAAGAAATGATACCCTGATTCTAGATTACTCTGTAATCAGTCTATACACAAGCAATATTTTGTCAATGATGATTTGGGAGGTGTATTCCTTGAAGTTGGTTAGGTTGTACATCATTCTTCCTCATAATCAGTATAGAACATTTCAGAATCATAGATATTCCCAGCATCATCTTTGAACTGTGCAACATCTCCGATGTGCAAATTATCCAGTTTACCACATACATCAATTCTCATCAATCCTGTCTCTACACAAATCTCGTAGACAGGCCAGTCAAAAGTCTCCCTTCCCCATTGCCGTACCCAAAGTGGTTGAGGAAGGCTGTTAATAAAGTCAAGTCTTAGCAGGTCAGTCATTTATTAATCCTCTTGAGTTAACCAGTTCTGAAACAATGATCGCATCCTTTTTGACAAAATGCAAATCTTAATTGGCTTTCCGTCACGAATTTGTGACCTCCAAACAAACTGCACCAATTCAGACAATGCAAATTGATTATTGTCAACATCAACACCATAATCTTGTAGGAATGAAGTATAAGACAAAAGAAAAGGCCCGTCAAGGGGCCTGTATAAAAATATTTTATTGTGTTTTAAGATCCACTCTGAAGGGATCAAATCCTATACCACGCCTACTCATTTCCTCTAGAATCCAGCGACCATACTTATCATATGAAATTTCATTTATGTATATCTGAATCAATTGATCATAGAAGTAATCTGATTTAAGTAAGTTGTGTTTATTAATCAACCAGTATTTAGGACCAACTGGCTTTAGTTCATACTTTCTAATACTGTTTGCACCATAACTAAGTTTAGTGATTGTATATTCGCAGTCTTTCGGAAGGATTGCAATATCCTCAAGTAGGTTCTTTAGCATTTCAGTTGCTCTCAGATATCTGATAAACTTAAGCTTACCTGATGCAGCAGCACCTAGAGATTCACAACTAACAACAATATCAGTTGGTATTGAATCTCTCATATCCTGAATTTCAACAAGATTGTAGATTATATTTTCTATATGTTTAGAGTTTTTATCTAAGATACGGAGGGAATGCTTGTTGGTGGGGTAGATGCTAGATTCTGAGGCGTTATAACCAGAATGATAGGAATCTAAGCTATCAATCCAGACTTGCTCTCTTGCGAATAGATCTTCAATCTCACACTCTTCTAACACTTCATAAGTAAAACACTTAGGTCCATGTTTGTTGTATGAGTTTTGAAGCTTTACACTGTGATGCTTTTTATTCTTTAAGTTAGATAGATGCCCTTGTATTCGTACTTCGATATTCTTACTTGATCCTACATAAATCTTATTTGTTTTGTTGTTTACTATCTTGTATATCCCGCAGGTCATATAGCTTTTATCTCTTACTTAGTTATTATTTATATTAGATTTATAATATTCAACTGAGTTTAGATAACTCCAAGCGAGATTACCCCTACCCATAGCCATAAGAGAAACAATATTCTCTCATAAGACTTAGGCAGAGGTCACGCTTGGAGTTATCCTCGCTCTTTCCTGTGAAGCAGCTTTACGCTGTATTCAACTTGAGATGAGAAAAATAGTCTTTCGACTCTACTAATATGCACAGGTACATGTAGTAGCCAAGGAAGGTCTTTAATAAGATTACCTTCTTGAATCACTTTTATAGGCCCTTACAGCCCCGCTAACAAGACCTGATTCTTTCGACTAGTCTTTGCTGTGTGTTAGCTCCCTGGTCAGCTTTAAGTTCCATACGCCCGTTGCAGTTATCACCCCGCATGGAACCGATCAATTCAAATGTCATCGCTGTTAGATGAATTAAGTAACTATTGTCTCACGAATTACACATCAATTTCAAGGTTAAATATTCTTTTATTTAGCTGATTTGAAGAATATTTGTCTCTTATTAATCCTCAATCCCATCATCAAAATGCCTACGAGTCAAATATTGTCTCCACTCTTCACTCACTTGTGGAGTCTTCTTGTTAGCCCATCCATCTAGGCTCCAACTGGAATGACTTAGACATTCACCTTTACGTAAGCTTCTGCCATCATAAACATTCAGAACAGTTCCTTCAACAAATGTACTAGCCTCGTATCTGGATGAGGCAATAATAACAGACGTGTCCTCACGTTGCCATGAACCTTCACCAACTAAGTGATGCACCGTGTATGCTTTAAGATTATACATTCCAAACCACCTCATACTTAGGACACACCTCAGACAACCTATGCACATAAGTGTCATAATCCCTGAAATTACCAACCAAGAAGAATACTCCTTGATTATTCATGACAAGCATTTGCCCATCTTTGAGCTTAAGTTTCTCGCCAGTGGATGCGTCAATGATTTTGAATTTCTTTTTCATTATGCTTTCCTCACCAAATAACCTAATACCTTTAGCATCTCTTCATTAATATCCATCTTATAAAGAATATTGATAATCTCTTGCTTCTCCTCTGCTGCATACCTTTCTTCAAGAATTTTCTTGCAAGCCATCATGCTCTCACCAGTTTCTTCACGAAGTTTACGAACATCTTCTGCTGTGATTGTTTTCATTTGTAAGCCTCATATAAGTAGTTAGCTACAGAATACAACCACTGTTGCTTACCATCTTTAACAAGGTAGGAACTTTCCCCAACCCAACGAGTACCATAGTGCCGAGTATACTGGAATTTACCAGAAGTGATTCCCTCTTTACGACTAGACATTTCAGCAGAAATCTTCTCCATAATGTCGTGAAACAATTCATAATTTACGAACACAGCTTTCATCACATCTCTCCTCATCAATTTATCCAACAGCCCCCACTGTACCCAACAAATCCAGAGGAGTCAAGGGGGAATTTAGAGAAATTATTTTGCATAGGGATGTTGACAGGTGTGGGGATGGGGTGTAATCTTGGTCTACATAAAGCACAGACCCATACAAGGAGAATTCAAATGGCGGCCTTCGAACCTTCAGATGTAACGATCAGCATTGGTACAGGACCGGAAGTTATTCACATTACTGGTTGGGCTGACGGTGACTTTTTCAAAAACTTTGGTCAGATTACCCGGCCCAAACAACGCACCTATTCCAAAGCCATCTCTGTAGCTGGTCGCTCATTTGTAGAATACCTTTCCTACAGAATGCTTAAGGACAACCTTGGATTCGTCTCTATCCAAAGACAGTTTGACGCGTCCACCCACGTAGGCTCTCATATTAGCTCGGTAATCCCTGAAAGTGTCGAGGATTTACTGGTGTATTTCCACGAACTCGGGCACAATAAGAGTAAGCAACCTCCTAGAGCTAATAGTGGTTTTATGGGTGGTTTTTCCTCATGTAATGGGCAGATTGATTGTGAGTACAATGCATGGGTGTGGGCTATAAAATATTTTCGTAGGCTTGGGTACCAGATGACAGATTCTTGCAGGGAGTTGATCAAGAAAGCCTTTACAAGCTATTTGGATAATGCTAATGATGAAGGTCATGCGTCTCTCAGAGCTAACCAACTGTCTAATTTGGTAGGTATTGACATTAAGGTCCGTCAGAAGGGTGTTATATTCCCAGGAGGGCTTATTGACATCTTTAAAACCTATGAGAATCGATATAGTCCCAACACTACATTCTGGTTTGATGAATTTACGACAATCTCAACTAAAGAGTTTGAACCTATTAAGAAACCAAACGGATGGAAACCTTGGCACGATCTGAAGGAAACACAGATGAAACGTCAGTGGAAGCACCAAAAATAGACCTTGCACGAAAGGCTTGACTGCACAGAATTTTACGAGTATTATTGATCGTATTGAAATTAATTGATGAGGAGAGATGTGATGTACGATATTATTAATGGTTGTGTTGAAGATAGTTATGAGCGATCCTTTACGATTGGTGATCTTTTGAGGGAGCTTGAAAACTCAAACGCAAATAGTGTTAGGTTCATTGGTACAGATTATACTGTAGGTGCTCTACACTCATGGCGTGGTAGCTATAATATCCCTGCCCTTGAATATGAGAAAGGATATAAGAGTCCTCAGCAGTTAGCAGAAGAGATTCGTACAGGACTTAGGGAGACTCATTATGGGTGGAAGGGTGGTGAGTACAGTTACACCGAAGATGATACATTCTATGTGGCTCAACGAGGAAGTTCCTCAGAATATCAAGTGGTTGACGTAAAGACCGAGCAAGGGATTCTTTACCTTTGCACTAAAATTGTTCCGTATTAAGGAGAGATGTGATGGATTTGCACAGTGAGATTATGAATATTCCAACAATTGTTGGCACCTACAATGATGAATTCTGCTATAAACTCGGCCACAGGGATGCACGTCATGCAGCTGCTGAGTTAGCTTTGAAGGCTGATGCTCGGATTGATGAGCTTGAAAGTGTCCTGTCTAAACTGATGGACAAAGCCTATTATACTTTATGCTCAAGTCATTTTGATGAGCTAGATGAATATCTTGAAAGTCTTTTGGAGAATAAACAATGACCAACAAAATCGCAGCATACAAAGACCTACTGAAAGTAGTTAAGAAGCACTCTGAAGCATTTGATCGTGAGAGTATCCCATTGTCTCCAGAGCATCTTAAGTCTGTGGTCGAGGCCATGGAAGTAAGTGAACGCTTTGGTATTCCATTGCAAGGTATTCAGTCTGGCACACATCTACGTGTAAAGAATGTCTACGATGATTGGACAGGAATCAGTCTCTATGGTGAGAAGCATCAACGTACAATTGGCTGCTCAGATAATGGTAAGCAACCTAAAGATGAATGGTTGTTCAAGATCAGTTTCCCATGCGGTGCTTACACATTTGGTGGTGATGGTTTGTGGGATAAGAGCTACCCTAAGAAAACCTTTGATGCATTCTTTGAAGAGCTGAAGTCTTATGGTACGGCATTCTCTGATACAATGAATAATGCTTTGTACTTTCGTGAAGACAATTCTAAAGCTGTCTATGAGGATTTCTGGGATATTTTCAATAAGTATAAAGCAATGGTTACCGATGAATTGAAAGAGCAACGTAAACAAGAATTGGTTAAAGAGCTTGAAGCTTTGGAGAATAAGTAATGAGCGTACCACAACCAGCAACACAAGTATTGAAAGTAATTTCTATCGATGATCTTGGTGTCAATATTGTAGAACTCCCATATGGCAACTTCCTTGTAGATGGTGAGGTTGTCAGCAATACAGGCTATAACTCATACAACAATAAACATCAGATTGCAGCTAAAGACGTTGAAAATATTCGTTCTATCAACACACGAAGTATTCTTACTGGCTATGTTCCTGTGGTTGAGGGTATTACAGAAGATATTTTATCTGTAGAAGCTTACAACGATTTTATTCAGGAGCTTAAATCGTCGGCAGATTACTCAGACGATGATGGTGAAATTGTTTGGAATAACTTAGAGGCTGAATTTGCTTACCGTAAATTTGTAGCTAAGTGGAAAGCTCAGTACAAAGAGGAAGTAACATATTCAGAGCGTCTGCTGATTGATCGTAGCCATATTCGTCAAGACTCTGGTAATCCTTACATTGTTGCAGGCTTTTTGACAGGGCGTTCTGATGTTCCTCTGTACAGCTATTCTCGTTCCAATGCCGTAGCATCATTGTTGGCTAAGAAGTTTGAAAGCCTTGGTATGGAATTCAAAGAAGGTTTGAGTTATTCACAAACAGAAGGTAAGAAAGTCTGGAGTAATTCTACTCACTCAGGCCTTGAGTATGTGACGGCCTTCGGTAAATACCTCATTGGGAAGAATCTTGTTCCTAAGACTCGTGGAGAGTTTAAAGGGTCGTTTGAATACCTTGAAAAGATTTACAAGGAAGATAAACAATGGATTGAAGATTTGATTCAAGTTGGGTATAATCTTAACTTTCGTAATGAAGCAGCATCTTCTGTATTGCTTGGTGAGATTCATGCTGGTGTAAAAACTTGCATTAATTATGTGAATACTATGGATGTTAAGGTGAAGTCTGAAACTAGTAAACGTAGTGCGTTGGCTCAGTTGAATAAGTTGCTTGAGAGTGTTAATAAGGAGATTTTGCAATGAGCACCCTAAAAGACAGCTTCAAAGCTGTGCAGACCACCTATGAGTTCAGCCTAGATCAGATGAAGATGCTGATTGCACTAGACTTGGGTGTAGCATCTGATAAAGTCACTGTAGATTATGTGATTGAAGAAGTGGGTGCTGATCCTATGGATAGATATCGTGGCACAGATAAGGTTACTAAGATTCGGGTGATTGTTAAATGATTGACATCTCACAAATTAACCTAAACATCTATTCCAAAGATGAGTTGCTAAGTTTCTGTAATTCCGGTATTCTGTTTTGTGGGGATACGGATCTGACAGAGTTTGTCAGTAAGATTATGGAGGGTAATATTTCAGAAGATGATCTAGAGGAGGCTGAGGAGAAAGCTTCTGAACTAGGGGATGAGATTGAAGCTATTAAGTATAAGATATCTACGGCTATGAGTGTTCTTGAAAGCATTTGAATTAAGGTGGGATTAGAGATTATGGGAGAGATGATTTGAGCTGCGTAGAAAGAATTAAACATGATGTACCACATTGCACATCTGATAAAGGGTTGCAAGTATTTTACGATGACGGTAAAAACCTGTTCACAGGTTACTGTTTCAGTTGTGCTTCAAAAGGGTTGGACGCGTATGTCCTAGACCCTTACAATGGAGCTAAACCTAAGCCACCAGTACGTAAGTCAGAAGACGAAATTTACGAAGAAGTACAAGAGATTCGTAATCTGAAATCTCCTACTTTTGTACACCGGGGTATTGACCCAACTTACTTTGCTAAAGCTGGTGTAAAACTTGCGTACAGTGAGTATGACGGTAAAACACCTTTCACCTTGAACTTCCCCTACACGATTGAGGGTAAACTTCTTGGCTACAAAGCTGTCATGCTTGATAAGAAAGCTATGTGGTCACA